GCGAAGATACAATTTCACGAATGGCAAGTTTTGAGCGACATAGACAAAGTTCACAAAAGGAATTAGGTGACGGTTGCGGTCGTTTAATGTGGCTTGCATGGGGTGGTGACGCTGGAGTTGAATGGGCTCAGAGAAAGTTAGAACAAATCAGAAACAAATAACATGGCAGAAAAAACACTAAGTAAAGTTAGCCCACGAGGTGGCAAAAGGGGTTGTTTATGTAAAGACGGAAAATACTCTAAGGAATGTTGCGACGGAAGTTTACAAGCGCAAGGGATAGGCAAAACAGCCAGTGTAACGCCACAAAACGTAACGATTACAGAAATAGACGGAGTACGCACGATAGTACGACAAAACGGATAAAAAAGGAACAAGTATAAATTCAAAAGTTAATAAGTTAAACGTTATAAAAATGAACACACAAAAAGCAGTTTACGAAAAACTATTTTCTAATCAAGTGGAATTGGAAAAACACGAAGTTGAATTAGCAATGTTTAAGTCAGTTCAAGAAATTGAAAAACAATACGCTGATTTATTAGCTAAATCAAATGAAGCTTCAAGATATGTAAAAGCTATAAATGATGCTAAAATGGGTTTAAATAATTTAGGAAAATCATTAAATGTACTTTCCGAAGCTTTTATTAAAGATGCGAACAGCACAATTACCGAAGCAAAAGCATTGGGATTACAAGCTCCAGCATCTGTTACTAATTTACCGGGATTTGCAAAAGGAATAAAAACAAAAGCTGCTAATTTATTTAAGTTGGCAAATGCTATTGACGCTAACATTAAAAACCTTTAAATAAATAAAAATGAAAAATAGCTTAATAAACCAAATCAAAACTTTACTCGGAATGGAAGTAAAACTTGAGCAAATGAAATTAATGGATGGTGTAACAGTTTTAGAAGCTGACTCATTCGAAGCAGGTAACGAAGTATTTATCGTAACGGAAGATGAACAAAAAATACCTTTGCCAATAGGTGAATATGAGTTCGAAGATGGACGTATGTTAATAGTAGTAGAAGAGGGTGTTATTTCCGAAGTTAAAGAAAAAGAAGAAGAAATTGAAGAGCCTGAAGCTGAGGTAGAAGTTGAAACCGAGAAAAAGGAAGAAATGGAAACTTCAAAACCAACTGCTAAGAAAACTATCGAATCAGTAGTTAAAGAAACTTTCTTTAGTGAAATAGAAAAACTAAAAGAAGAAAACGAAACTTTAAAAGCTGAACTAAGCAAATTAAAAGAGGTTAAAGAAACGGAAGTTGAGTTAGCTATCGAAGAAGAAGTTAAACCAATTTCTTTTAATCCTGAAAACGAGAACAAAGTAGAGGTTATTAAAATAGCTTCAAAAAGACCTCGCACAATTATGGATTCAGTAATGAACAAAATAAATAAGTAATAATTTAAAAAACAAAAAAAATGAGTACAACATTCACAAGCATTTCGAATGATTCTTTACGTCAAGTAGGCGTAGTTGAAACATTGACAGGTGCAACAACTTTAACTGCTGAAGATAGCGGTAAAGTATTTATTCTTAACGCTGCTGCAGGTGCGCAAATATCACTTCCTGCTGTTGCTGACGGAGCTGGTCAATCTTATAAGTTTGTAGTTGGTGCATTATTTGCAACTACTGCATGGACTATTAAAGCGGCTTCAAACAAAATCCAAGGTGGTGTTATCGTAAACAGCGTTAACGTACCGGGAGCAGACGAAAACACGATTACATTTTCAGCTTCAGCTGACACAATCGGTGACTTCGTAGAATTACATGGTGACGGTTCTAACTGGTATGTTTTCGGATTGGGAACTGCTGCTGGAGCAATTACATTAACAGTAGTATAAATAATTTAAAAAATTCATAAAATGAGTACAACACAATCAATTACAACTACTTACGCTGGCGAGTTCGCAGGTAAGTATATTGCAGCTGCTTTATTGTCAGCTCCAACTTTAGAAAAAGGCGGTATTACTATCATGCCTAACGTTAAATACAAACAAGTTATCAAAAGAGTAGCTACTGATGACATCATCAAAAATGCAACTTGTGATTTTGATCCAACTTCTACTGTAACTTTAACAGAGCGAGTTCTTCAACCTGAATCATTCCAAGTTAACCTACAATTATGTAAGGCTGACTTTAGAGCTGACTGGGATGCTATCCAAATGGGTTACTCTGCATTCGATGTATTGCCTAAGTCTTTCGCTGATTTCTTAATTGCACACGCTGCTGAGAAAGTTGCTGCTGGAATGGAGACTTCAATTTGGAGAGGTGTTAACGCAACAGCTGGACAATTTGCTGGAATCATGACACAATTAACTACTGACGCTGCTTTACCTGCTGCTCAAGAAATTGCGGGTACTACTGTTGATGCTACAAACGTTATTGCACAATTAGGTTCTATCGTTGACGCTTTACCTGCTGCATTGTACGGAAAAGAGGATTTAGTTCTTTATGTTTCTAACAACATTTATAGAGCTTACGTTCGTGCGTTGGGTGGTTTTGCTGCTGCTGGTGTAGGTGCTAACGGTTACGATAACAAAGGAACAAACCAAGTATTGAATGACTTGTATTTTGACGGTGTTAAAATATTCTTAGCTAACGGACTTGCTTCAAACACTGCACTTCTTTCTCAAACTTCAAACTTGTATTTTGCAACTGGTTTGATGAATGATATGAACGAAGTTAAGGTTATTGATATGGGTGACATCGACGGTTCTCAAAACGTACGAGTAGTTATGCGATTTACTGCTGACGCTAAATACGGTTTTGCTTCCGACTTGGTTACTTACGGAATCGTAAATTCAGCTAACTAATCAAACTAAACTATAAGCGAGGGTGGTGAAATATACGCCACCCTTTTTTGTTTAACATTAAAAAAATAATAAAATGAGCTGCGATATAGCAAACGGAAGATTAGAAGCGTGCAAGGATGCAATTTCAGGACTTCTAAATATTTACTTTATTAACTACGGTGCTTTAAATTTAGAGGACGTTGTTTATAAAGATACTGGGGCAAATTCAGATGTAATTGATTCATGGCCAGCAGATGCCCGTGTATCTCTTTACAAGTACGAATTAAAAGGCGCAAATGGTTTTGAACAAACTATTCAAACGTCAAGAGACAACGGAACAACGTTTTTTGAGCAGGTTTTGACTGTACAATTAAAAAAACAGGACATTGCTACACATAAGAATGTTAAATTGTTGGCTTACGGACGACCAAGAATCGTTGTTGAAACAAGAGACCACCAATATTTTATGGCTGGTTTAGACCAAGGCTGTGACGTTACTGCTGGAACTGTATCTTCAGGAACTGCAATGGGTGACTTCAACGGATATAACTTAACATTCACAGGAATGGAAAGAATACCTGCTAATTTCTTGGATTGCACAAACGAAACTGAATTATCTGAAATCTTTACTGATGGGGTTAATGATGCTTTAATTGTAAGTAATTAAGATTGCCTTTCCATAAATAGGTTTAAGACCCTGCCTTTTTAGGTGGGGTTTTTTATTTAAGAAACAATTTGAAGTGTTTTAAGTTAATAAAGTATGATAGTTTTAACTACTTCAACAAATGCGCAAACATTCGCTTTAATTCCGCGAAATGGAGACTTCGATACTGTTGAAATAACGGACGACCAAACCAATGAAACAACGGTTGTTGAAGAGTGGGAATTTACGGCAGGAGATTATTATTCTACAATGGAGGTTGAGGTTGAATTAGTTGAAAATCATTTTTACAATTTAGTACTAAAAGACGGAACAAACATCGTTTACCGTGATAGGATATTTTGCACCGATCAACCGATAGTTACTTTCTCGGTTAACAACGGGCAATATACTTCAAATACAACTGCAAATACTTTTATAGTTTATGAGTGATAACATACATATTATTAATTTAAGTTCATACCAAACGCCAGTAATTCAAGAATCAAAAAGAGATAATTGGGTTGAGTTCGGGGAGGACAATAATTACTTTCAATACTTAATTGACAGATACACGTATTCTACGACAAATAACGCAATAATAAACAATATAAGTAGATTGGTTTATGGACGTGGTTTAAGTGCGTTAGATGCAAGTAAAAAGCCAAATGAGTACGCTCAAATGATGGCTTTATTACATCCTGATTGCGTTCGTAAGTTAGTAGTCGATAGAAAGATGTTAGGGCAGTGCTCTATTCAAGTTCATTATTCAAAAGACCGTAAAAGAATTTTAAAGGCTTACCATATGCCTGTTAATTTATTACGTGCTGAAAAGTGTAATAAAGACGGCGAAGTGGAAGGTTATTACTATTCAGATAATTGGCAAGATGTTAAAAAGTACGCACCTAAAAGAATACCTGCTTACGGATATTCAAACGAACAAATAGAAATACTTTACGTAAAGCCTTACACGGTTGGAATGAAGTATTACGCATACCCTGATTATCAAGGTGCGGTTCCTTATGCTAAACTTGAGGAAGAAATAGCAGACTATTTAATAAATGAAGTTCAACATGGATTCAGCGGTACAAAGGTTATAAACTTCAACAATGGTATTCCTACTGAAGAGCAACAAAGTATCATTACAAACAAAGTAAACGCACAATTAACGGGTTCTAAAGGACTACGAACTATTGTAGCATTTAATGCAAGTGAAACAAGCAAAACAACCGTAGATGATATTCCATTAAACGACGCACCTGAACACTATTCGTATTTAAGTGAGGAGTGTTTACGTAAGATTATGTTAGGTCATAACGTAACAAGTCCGCTTTTATTTGGTATTGCAACGTCAACGGGTTTTAGTTCGAATGCTGATGAACTTAAAAATTCAAGTATTTTGTTTGACAACATGGTTATTAAACCTATGCAAGATGAATTACTTGAAGCTTTTGATAGGATATTGGCTTACAATGGAATTTCGTTAAAGTTATTCTTTAAGACTTTACAGCCTTTGGAGTTTATGGACTTAGAAAACGCCCAAACAGAAGAGCAGGTAGCTGAAGAAACAGGAACTGAATTAAGTTCACAAAGTGATAAAATTGCTCAAGCGTTAATTGATTTAGGTGAGGATGAAAATCCTGACTGGATATTAATAGATGAACACGAAGTTGACTACGATACAGATGACAAAGACAACGAGATATTAAGCAAAGAGCCTAAACAAAGTTTATTATCTAAGGTTGTTAATTTAGTTTCAACTGGAGATCCGAGACCTAATTTGCGAAGTGGACAAGATGCGGTTATTGATGGCGTTAAATTTTTAACTCGGTATGTTTACACTGGAGAAAGAAAAGAAAATGGACGTGAATTTTGCAAATCCATGATGAGGGCAAATAAACTTTATCGAAAAGAGGACATTATAAAAATGGGAAGTCAGCCAGTTAATGCTGGTTTTGGAATTGATGGAGCTTCGACATATTCAGTATGGTTGTATAAAGGTGGTCCTAATTGTTATCATCGCTGGAATAAAAGAGTTTATGCAACGTTTGAGGGTCAAGCTATTGATGTAAACACAGCTAAACAAATTGCTGGGCGTAAAGCAGAGAAATTAGGTTATGTAGTTAAAAATCCAAGTTTGGTAAGTCAAAGAATGATTGACCGAGAGGACAGAGGATATTATAGAAAATAAGATGGCAGAAGCATTACTTATAACAAGAGATGACATCGTGAAGTTTACAGCCATGAATGGCAACGTAGACACGGATAACTTTATTCAATGGATTAAGGTCGCTCAAGATATTCACATTCAAACATACTTAGGCACTAAGTTATTAGACAAAATAAAAGATGATATTGTAAACGATGATTTAGGTGGTAATTATTTAACGCTTGTAACGACTTATATAAAGCCTATGCTGATACATTGGGCAATGGTTGAGTATTTACCCTTTGCGGCTTATACAATCGCTAATAAAGGCGTATTTAAACACAATTCGGAGAACGCTACAAACGTAGAAAAAGACGAAATTGATTTCTTAATAGAAAAAGAGCGTTCAATAGCACAGCATTACACGGAAAGGTTTATTGATTACATGAGTTTTAACCAAGACTTATTTCCTGAATATAACTTAAATTCAAATGGGGATATGTACCCGGACACACAAAACAATTATTTTGGATGGTTCATTTAAAGAAATACAAGCCTAAGGCTGAAAACATTAAAAAATTACAAATTTATTTAAACAAAATAAATGGCGGACGTAAAGATAAGTCAACTAACAGCGAAAGCGGCAAAGGTTGAAAGTACAGATAGGATTCCAATAGCAGATTATAACGGCACTACTTACGATACTAAGTATGTAACTGGAGCTGAAATTAACGAAGTTAGCTTAGATACTTCACCACAATTAGGTGGTAACTTAGATGTAAATGGATTTCAAATTACGAGTGCTTCAAATGGAAATATTCAAATAAGACCTAACGGAACTGGTGCTGTTTTAATTGGCGATTCAAGTGGTTCAAATGCAGCTCCTTTAAGGTTTATGGAATTGTCAGATAACGGCACTAATTATGTAGGCTTAAGAGCTGCTAATAATTTAACTGGCAACACTACTTATACGTTGCCAACAGCAGATGGAACAAGTGGACAAGTATTACAAACAAATGGAAGTGGTACATTAAGCTGGACTGCAAGAACTGGTTATACTTATGAAATAGGACAATATGTATCTTCTGAGGGTGGAGTTGTTTTTCATAGATATATTGATAATGGTGTTCAATATTATTTAGTTGTTGACACAACTGATTTAAGTACAAGTCAAACATGGAGCAATATAACTGGAACAGCAATAGGCGCAACAGCTCAAAGTACTTGGGATGGATTAAGTAATTCAAATGCTATTGTTGGACAATCAGGATTTACAGCTGGTTCAGCTAAGTTGTGTTTAGATTCAACAAACAATAGCAAATCAGATTGGTATTTACCTGCTTTTGATGAATTAAATTTACTATGGCAAAGTAGATTTAATGTAAATAAAACATTATCTGGAAATTCCTCTTTTGGTTCAATTAGTGGAGCTACTGAAATATTAGCTAATTCTTATTGGAGTAGCACTGAATATAATAGTACATCGGCTAATGTTTTTAGTTTTACGGAAGGTGGTTTAGCTGGCACGCTTGCTAAAAACACTAATGGATATCATACACGTGCAGTAAGAAAATTTAGCATATAGGACAAAACACGAATCAATAAGTTAAATAAGTATGGCAAATAGTAACGGTTGGGGTGATGGTTCAGCAAACAACGCAATAGGTTGGGGGCAAGGTGCAAACAACGCTATTGGTTGGGGTGACATACACGCTGATAGTTGGGCGGGTTTAACGGATATTGTAGGAATTACAACGCCACCCGTTGACCCCGATGCTGAAGCATTTATAACAGCGGCTGCAATAACAGACCCAACACAACAAAGTGCTATTAATCAATTAGTAGTTGACTTGAAAGGATATTCTATTTGGAGTAAAATGAAGGCTTTGTATCCATTTGTAGGTTCTACGGCTTCCCAGCATAAATGGAATCTTAAAGACCCACGCGATTTGGATGCTGCATTTAGATTGGTGTTTTCAGGAGGTGGTGCTTGGACTGTGAATGGGTATACTCCAAATGGAACAAATGGTTATGCAAACACATTTTTAACCCCTTCAACAACACTTAGTGCTACAAATGTTCATATATCAACCTATATTAGAACAGCCTCACAAGGTGTTTTAATGGGAACTGATAATTCATTTAGATTATGGATAGCATCAAACTTTAATGGAACAAATAAATACTTTGAATTAAATTCATTGAATGCTACGGCAAGAACTCCAATATCTAATAGTTTAGGGCTTTGGGCTGGAAATAAAACTCCTTCAGATAGTTTTTCAAATCAACTTTGGTTAAATGGTGTTTTAAATGATAGTTTTTCAAAAGTTTATGATGGATTAGATACTTTACCAATTGTTATTGGAGGTAGAAGAACGGGAGCATCAACTGTTTCTAATTATGTTTCTTCTCAAATAGCATTTTCAGCTATTGGTGACGGATTAACAGACACCGAAGCGGCTAACTTTTACACGGCTGTACAAGCATTCCAAACTACTTTAGGACGTAACGTATGAAACTAACACAACTAACAACAGAACAAAAGTTAACCTATGTAGGTTTATTAACTGAGCTACAAAAAGACGAATTAGTCGGTCAATGGTATGCACCAGACTCTTATTTCAATCCTATTCAAGACCTAAATGATAATTGGGTTATATCAGTAGAAGAAATGGAGCAATGTGTAAACCCTGATTATCTTTGGGTTAAAGACCTTGAGTTGATTCCTTATGAGCCTAAGCCAACCCCACCACCTTTTGAAAATTAAATACAATGATTGATATAACCAAACTTTTAGAAATAATTAAAAAGCAAGGAGCAACTGGAGTACTTGCAATGTGGTTATGGTACACACACAGCGAAGTACAAGAATTAAAAAGTAAGCTTTATGAATGTTATGGTAAGCAATTAGCAACAGCATTTGAAAGAAGCATTGAATCTCATTCGTATTTTGCTATTAAACCCGAAGACGAAATAAACGAAACGGCATGAGTTACGATTGGCTAAAAGAAGAAAAATCACCGAGAATTTTAGTTCAAGCTGTTAAACAACTTGGAGTTAAAGAGTTTGTAGGTAAAGAACACAATCCAATTATATTAGGTTGGGCAAAGAACTTAGGACTTGAAAGAATTTACACTAACGATGAAATTCCATGGTGCGGTTTGTTTATAGCTGAATGTTGCAGAGCTGCAGAACTTGAAGTAGTTGAGCGTCCGTTATGGGCATTGAACTGGAATAAGTTTGGCAACCGTGTTTCTGAACCAATGTTAGGGGATGTTCTTACATTCAAAAGAAATGGCGGCGGTCACGTAGGAATCTATGTAGGTGAAGACCAAACGCACTATCACGTGTTAGGTGGCAATCAAAATAACGCCGTTAACGTAGCACGAATAGCAAAGAGCAGACTAACACAAGCACGAAGAACAGCATGGAAGATAGCTCAACCTGCTAATGTTCGAAAGGTATATTTAGAACCAAAAGGAGTAATAACAACAAATGAAGCATAATGGCAAAGAAAAATTTAAAAGTAGACATTGACACTGAAAAAGTAGATTTGAAGATCGAGCGTAAAGATGGGGATTTAAAAGTGGATTACGATGGTAAAAACATAGATGTAACTGTTGATAAGACCGCTGACAAAGTAGAGGTGAAAGTCGACTCGCAAGGCGGTCTTTTTAAAATCGTTGGTAATATCGTTAAAAAGATTTTGCTACGTCGATTAAAGTAGTATATTTGCATTGATTTCATAATTCATAGTTTAATTGTTAATGAAAAACCCTTGCTTCGGTAGGGGTTTTTTAGTTTCAATAAAAAATATCTGAAAAAAATGTAACCTATATTAAAAAATATAAGTATATTTGTCAAAACAATTAAATAATTAACTATGAAAAATTACTTTTTAGACTTGTTAGACCAAGTTACTCCAGCGAATGAAGAGCACAAAGAGTTTTTAAGGGTTGTTACGCTCGGTTTAACGCTATTTCTCGGCACGTTTGGTATGTTGGTATCACTTTTAATTTTAATGCCATGAGAACGAAGAAAAAAGCAAATCCAACTTTGATTGAGATTATTGACTATTGGTTAGACCAAAAGAAGAAAAACACTGGGTATATGGATATTGAACTTTATATGCGCGTTTGTCATGCTAAAGCTCGTAATTTAAGGTACAACGAAAACACGAAAACATGGAAGCAAGTTTTTTAATTAAGTTTGGGTTACTGATTTATTTTGTTTGGCACGTTTATAAATTTGAGAAATGAAATATAGATGGATTAGAGAGATAAAGCAAACGTATAAGGATAGAACCTATATAAGTTATGCAGTGAGTATTAATAATGTACATCTTTATAGTTCATCCGTGTTGGAGTATTGTGAAGAGTACGTTTTAAGGTACGCACAAAAACACGGAATAAATTATTGTGATATATTAAGAACTGAAAAACATAAAAGAATTAAATTATGAAAACAGCAGTAGAATGGTTGGCTAATAATCTTAAACAAAATCATGGTATTGATTTGACTTTGTATAGTGAATTTGATCAATCTAAACAAATGGAGAAAGAGCAAATTAATAATGCACATTATGAAGGTAGTGAAAATTATAGAAGACAATATTATAACGAAACCTTTAAATCAGAATAGAATGAAACAGACAGCATTAGAATTTTATGCGGAGCAAGAAGTAAAATTAACTCTTGACTTTTTAGCAAATAAAATTAATCAAGTAGAGTATGGTATCAAAAGAGTAAAGTTAATTGAACAAGCCAAAGAAATGGAGAAAGAGCAGATAATTGATGCACATGAAGAAGGATTTTATAGTCCGCCTTTTAGAATGAGTAGAAGAAAAGAAGCAGAACAATACTACAACGAAACCTTTAAATCAGAAGAATGAAAGCAAAAGAAGTTACAGCAGTGTTCGAATGGACAAACGAAGCAGTTTTATTAGAACAACTTGAGCGGTTAAAAGAATTGCTTTTGAAAGGTAAGGAATACCATGAGGATGTTTATAATAGAATGAATCTTCAATTCATGCAGAAATACGAACGTACTCGAAGCTTTAAAATAATAAGTGATAATGAAATAATAGTAAAATCAAACGTATGACACCGAAACAATTTGCAATAGAGTTAGTAGATAAGTTCTACATTGGACTTGAAATAAAAGATTATAAGAAAGCGAGAAACTGCGCTATCTTTACTTGTCACCAGCGTATTCAAGAAACGCTTACATTAACACGAATTAAATTTTTAAAAGAAGTTATAACAGAAATTGAAAAGCTATGACGGCAAAAGAAAAAGCATTTGAATTAGTTGATACTTATAAATTTGTGTTATGGTCTGAAGATACACAATGCGGTAATGAAATACTATGTACTGTGATAGCAAAACAATGCGCATTGATTGCAGTTAATGTAGTTTTAAACCTTTGTTGGGGAAATAATCAAGTAGGTATTAATCATTGGAATGAAGTAAAACACGAAATTGAAAAGCTATGAGAAATTATTTAGGATGCTTATTTTATTTTTTTGTAGGTGGTTTATTTTGGTACATTGTTATTCACTTTATAATTAAGTTTTGGTAATGAATGTATTTATACTTTACAATGCAAAGCAGAAGATTGACTACCGTAAAATAAAGCGATGGAAGGTTCGTGTTAATATATCGAATAATTTTTATAAGAATTTTGAAGAAGATTAAAAAATAATTATTATATTTGCATACGGACTCCTTCGACATTATAAGTCCTAACGGTATTATTACCCTTGTTTTTGAAGTAGAGGTCGAAGGCTACGGATAAAGCGAGGGTTTTTTTATTGATAAAATTTTTAGGTATGGATGATTATATTAAAATTGATTGCAAATTTAGAGAAGGTGATAAAGCATTTTTTTCTATAGGCACAAAATTCGGCATTGAAATAATTGAAGATAATGTTTCAAGTTCAATCATTTTAGATAAAGAAGATATTGAAAAAATACTTCCATTAATGTTAGCATATTATTACAAATTAAATATATATGAGCGGTTGGATTAAACTTCATAGAAAGATAACGGAAAACCCGTTATACTTTTCAGAGCCATTTAACAGGTCAATGGCTTGGATTGATATGATATTAATTGCTAACCATTCAGATAATTATTTCTTTAAACGTGGTATTCGTGTTGAAGTAAAAGTAGGTCAAATAGGCTATGATTTAGATACTTTGGGTAAACGTTGGCAATGGTCAAGAGGTAAAGTAGAAAGGTTTATGCAAATGCTTGAAAATGATAAACAAATAGTAAGGCAAAAAACAAACGTAACTACCTTAATATCAATAGTTAACTACAAAGAATATCAATGCGATAGTAAAGCAGATAGTAAACCAAATAGAAAACCAAATAATAAAGCAGACGGAAACAAACAAGAATTAAAAGAATTAAAAGAAGAAATATATATACCTGAATTTTCTGAATTTTTAGATTATGCAGTTAGTCAAGTTAAGTTCATAAACAAAGAAGATGTTAGACTTAAATACGAATCATGGAAAGTTAATGACTGGAGTGTTACAGTTAACAATAAAACACGTAAAATTGTAAATTGGAAAAGCACTTTATTAAATACACTTCCGTATTTACGTAAAGACGAATCAAAAAGTTACACACCTCAAATAATACACGAATAATGTTTAAAAGACTTCAAGAAGTTTCAAGCGAACTATTCGCAATACGAAACGAATTAAACGTAAAAGGTAAATCAGTTGGTTGGGATTGGGATTTATTACCATACACAATCAAAGAGGGATGCACAACGTATATCGGAGCAGCACCAGCAAGTGGAAAAACTGAGTTATGGTTTGAGTTTTTAATTAATCTTTCGTGTTTACATAATTGGAATCATGTTATATTTTCTCCTGAAACTGGAAGCTCAGCTGAGATATTCTCGGAACTTTGTTATAAGTATATCGGTAAACCATACGCAAAACACGAAAATACAATGAGTTTATCGGAGCAAACAATAGCAGAGAATTTTATTAATGAGCATTTTATAGTAATTGACCCAATAGATGAGGATTTAACACTTGAAAAGTTTTATGAAATGGTTGATGAGATTGAACGTAAATACGAAATAAACATTCACACTACTACAATTGACCCTTGGAATGAGTTAACGGAAAATTATATTCATTCAGACTTAGGACGTGAAGATAAATACCTTAGTAGAATTTTAGGACTTGCACGAAAAAACGCACGAAAAACAAACCGACATAACTGTATTATTAATCACGTTCGGGACCAGGCGCCAATAACACGAAATGAACATACATTTTATCCAATGCCAACTGCTCGAGATTTTGCCGGAGGTCAAGTATGGTTCCGTAAAGGTTTATCAGTTTTAATTCCATGGAGACCACCAACTGGATTGACAGATAGTGATGGAAATGTATATGAAATTAATGAAGTACATTTGAAAGTAGCTAAAAGTAAACCAAAAGGTATATCAAAAAACGGAACTTACAAAATGTATTTAGATATTGAAAAATATCAGTATTACATGATTGATAATTTTGGTCGTAAAGTTTACGCACAAAGAAACACGAAACCAATTTCAAATAGTTTTCCAGCTAAACAACTACCTTTGATTGAACCTGATATAGTAAACGGAAAAGAAATACGTTCATTTAGCGAAAAGATGAAACAAAGTAAAGGCGATGTTCCTTTTTGATTATTATAACTTACAAAAACACGAATAAATGAACGAACTGACAATTATAACTGGCAAAGTAAACTTAGACACTACTTATTTAAAGATTAAACTAAGCCTTGAAGAAATAAAAGAACGTGCTTCAAATAGATATGATTTAATACATTCAATGGAACGTAGCTTAGCAGACTTACAACAAGTAAAAATTAGTTACGATGCTATGGAAAAAGAACTAAGAGCAGCATTACAGCAAAATTTCAGACTTGAAAAGCTATTAATGGAGGAGAAATTTAAAGTCAAGGATTTAGAAATACAATTAAAAATGAAAGATGTCACGCTGTAAGCATTGTAGAAATAAGTTTGAGCCTATCCGCTTTAATCAAAAGTATTGTTTAGAAGCTGAGTGCGTCCGTGTTTGGGTAGAATCTGAAAAGGCAAAGACCTGGAAAAAGACGAAAGCTAAAATGAAAAATGATCTTGAGACAGTCCAGGAACTAATTAAAGCTACTCAAATAATTTTTAATAAATATATCAGATTACGAGATAAAGGTCAAGTTTGTATATCCTGCCAAAAGAAACCATTAAAAGAAAATGCAGGACATTACTTTAACGCTAACAACCATTGGAACGTTCGCTTTAATGAACTTAATGTCCATCTCCAGTGTGAACACTGCAACACGTATTTAAGTGGAAACCTAATTGAGTACCAAAGAAACTTAATACATAAAATCGGAATTGAAAATTATAACGAATTAGAAGCTGAAGCACGAAAAACACGAAAGTTTACAAAAGAGGAATTGAAAGAATTAATGCAGGTTTATAAAAAAAAGATAAAAGAATTAGAGTTATACCAAAAAGAATAATTACTTTTGAACCAACAATTAAAACTTAAATATGAAAAAGTATTACTGGACCATGAAGAATGGTCAAAAAATCGACATTGATTTAATGGATGAAAACCATTTAAGAAACACGCTAAAAATGATTTTGCGTAACATTGAAAACGCTGAAGCAAAAGAACGTGAAATTAAAAAAACACGATTCGAATTAAATGGAGATATAGCGCAAGACCATTACGACCAAATGACTTTAGCTGAATATGAAGATGTAATGCGTTACGGATTTTAAAACTTAAATTATGAGCGTAACTAATTTTGAGGAGTTCACACACGAACTTACAAGCGAAGAAATGGAGATTCTGCCTATCGTAGTTCACGGATTCCGAAACTACAAAAAGGCGAACCCAATTAAATCGGAGTTAATAGTAACCCGAATGAACGAATATCTTTTAGCACGAGGTTATAAAATTAAAATGACTGGAGTACGTTTGCGTAAAATGGTTAACTACATTCGTACAAATGGCATAATCCCGCTGATTGCGACGTCTAACGGATATTTTACGAGTGATTGTAAGGAAACGATAGCCGAGCAGATAAAGTCACTTCAGGAACGAGCAAACAGCATTGAACGATGTGCAACTGGATTAAGAAAATTTTTATAACAGTTGTATAGGCGCAGTTGTTTTATTAACGTAAATTAAAATTTAAAAATATGGAAGTAGATTTATTTGGAAACGAAATTGTAAAAGATGAATTATTAAGAGATAAATTCATTGAGCCACCATTTAGTATATTAGATACTAAAAGCGGAAATTGGCAAAAAAGAAAAAAACTTTGGGTAAGTAAAGGAATAAAAAGTGAAATTGGGAGAGATAATAAAAAAGTAAACTCAATAAGAATCGAAACAAATGGAGATGATATAACAAAAAATCCATATCAATCTGTTTTTGACCCAGCATTATGCGAAGTTTTATATCATTGGTTTTGTGATGAAGGCGGCACAATTTTAGACCCATTTGCTGGTGGTTCTGTTCGTGGAATTGTAGCCAATTATTTAGGTTATAAATATAGCGGAATTGATATAAGACAAGAGCAAGTTGATAGCAACCGAGAACAAGCCTTAGATATTTTGCCAATACAAAATCAACCTCAATGGTATGTAGGCGATAGTAACGAACTTTTAAACGATAATTGGAATACTAAATTTGATATGGTTATGAGTTGCCCACCTTATGCTGATTTAGAAGTTTATAGCGATTTAGAAGGAGATATTAGTAATAAACCATACAAACAATTTTTAGAACTTTATGAAAGCATAATTGCAAAGAGTTGTAACCTTTTGAAAAGTGGCGGTTATGCTTGTTTTGTAGTTGGTGAAGTAAGAGATAAAAACGGTTTTTATATTGGATTTGTACCAGACACGATAAAGGCTTTTGAAAAGTGTGGAATGAGATTTTATAATGAAGCAATACTTTTAAATGCTATTGCAAGTGCAAGTATGAGAGCTAACGGAAATATGAAAAGTCAAAAACTTGTAAAGGTTCATCAAAACATTTTAGTTTTTAAGAAGCCGTGATGTCTTTTACAATTGCACCTAACAGTTGTATAGGCACAGTTTTAATTGCGTTTATACTTTGTTATAATAAATTAATTTACATATTTTTTTTATTTCCATTGTTATATTAGAAAATATAGTTATATTTGTCAAACAATTAAAATTTATATTATGAAAAACCTATTTAAAAGTTTAGCAGCATTTCAGCAAGAGGTGCCAGTGATTCACAAAGGAACGCAAGGCTACGGATATTCGTATGCAGACCTTCCGAAAATCTTTGAAGTAATTAACCCGTTATTGCAAAAACACGGATTAGGATTTACCCAACTAATTAACGGTCAAACAATAGTAACTGTATTGTTTCATTCTGAAAGTGGTGAACAAATAGATAGCCAAACGAATATTCCTCAAGGTGTTCAACTTAAAGGAATGAATGATTTTCAAGTATTAGGATCTGCAATTACTTATTTAAGACGTTACGCATTATCTTCGATTTTAGGTATTGTAACCGATAAAGACGTTGATGCAGCTGGAGAACAAATAAAAGCCGTAAAGACGGAAGCAAAAAAGCCTACAATACAAGGTGAACGATTCTTAAAAGCAGTAGAAGCAATCCGTAATGGAGAATTTACAGCTGAAGAACTACAAGCTAAGTTCGAATTAAATGAAGTTCAACAAAAAGCATTGTTACTGATATGAAAATACGAGCTTCACAAATAGGAAAATTGATGAGTCTCCCCAAAACAAAAGGGGAGGTTCTTTCTAAAACTACAAAGACCTACATTCAGGAACTTGCGATTGAGCATAAATACGGAATCCGTAAGGAATTTTGGAGCAGATACACTGACAAAGGAAACGAAGTAGAAGACGAAGGCATAGCACTTGTTAACGATGTGTTGAACTTAGGCTTTATTTACAAGAATGAAGAAAACCTAAACAACGATTATTTAACAGGAACACCAGACGTAAACACGAACGAAGTTCTTTTAGATGTAAAATGCAGTTGGGATGCTACAACGTTTCCATTTTTTGAAAGCGAATGTCCGAACAAAGATTATTACTATCAATTACAAGGTTATATGTGGTTAACAGGAAAAGACGAAGCATTACTTTGTTACTGCCTTGTAAATACACCTTTTCAAATTGTAGAAGATGAAGTTAGAAGAGAACATTGGAAACAAGGGTTAATTGATGAAAGTTTGGATGTAAGGGACTTTGTTCAGTCTAAACATAACTTTGATCATATACCAAAAGAAAAGCGCGTGAAAGTTTTTAAAATAGCAAAAGACGAAAGCGTAATTGAACAAATTAAAGAAAGAATAGAGTTAGCAAGAGTATATTATAACAATTTAATTAATGAACTATGATAGATTTAGCAGAATTTTTTGAAAGCATTATTGATAAGTACGGAGAATCAAGAGCTAAAATGATTGAATATAAATTAAAATACGAATCTTTAGAAAGTAAAATTCAAGTTTTAGAAACTAAATTAACAAGCGCAAAAGCTGAAATTCAACTATTGAATGAAACGATAAGTGAATACGAATGCGAAAAAATAAATAAAAATGAAAGATGACTTACAAATAATGGGTTACTACAAAAACACGACCCGAGAGCAAATAGTACAAATCAAAGACTTTAAAAAAGATAAACTTTGGTACGAAACAATAAGACAATATGAAACAAATCCTATAACAGAGTTCTGCTGTTCGGTTGAAAGATTTAAAAGGTTATATATTAAAACAAAGTAAAATGAATGATTGGGTATTAAAAAAAGTAGTTTTGGAAAATGAAAGCGGACTTACTTATCTTAGGGCAACTTATAATAATGGATTTAAAGAACTTGATGAATTTTTTGAATATGGTTATAAAATACCAACTATTATTGAAGTAAATAAATTTGGTAAAATAGAAGTAATTAAAGATAAAATAAATAAGTAAAATGGAAAAAAGAGACAATTCAGGAGCGTTATTCACTAACGACAAAAGAGAAAAGGAAACGCATCCGCATTATCAGGGTAAAGCTACAATTGGTGGCGTGGATTATTATGTTTCAGCATGGGTAAAAGACGGACAAAAAGGAAAGTTTCAGTCATTAAGTTTTAAACCAATACAGGAACAAGCTAAACAACAAGTGAAGCCTCAAGGCAGACCAAGTTACGGAAAAGAGTTTGATGACTTTTTAAATGGAATATGAAGCGCGAATCAGAGGTTTTAAGCGAAGCGAATGAAATTACAAG